GAGCTTGATCCCTATACCGGTCAGCAGCGCCAGTCCCTGTTCGACGATGCTTATGCAAAGTTAGACGCTTGGCGTGTCGCCAACTTCTTCAATGCCTATAACGATAGCCTTGAGAAAAAGGAACCTCCTGCGCAAAAGCCTAACCTCGCGGAGCAGGTCACGCCTAAGACAACTGGCAAGACCGCGCCACCGCAAGGTAAGAAGCTTTACACGAATGCAGAAGTCGCTCGTTTTTACGACGAACTGCGCCGTGGCAAAGTTTCACAGGAAGATGCGCGGAGGATTGAGCAAGATATCTTCGCTGCTCAGGCAGAAGGTCGCTTTAGATAAGCCCCTGCCCAGCGAAGTCAACTTAAAGGAAGTTCAATATGTCTCTCGCAGTAAGTGGTAACTACTACGGTGCCGGTTCGGGCACCGATGCCTACACTGGCAAGTTCATCCCTGAGATTTGGTCGGGCAAGCTTCAGGTCAAGTTCTATCAGACGACGGTGTTGTCTGACATTACGAACAACGACTGGGAAGGTGAGATCAAGGATCAGGGCGACAAGGTCGAGATCCGCACGGTTCCGTCGATCACCATCAACAACTACCTCAAGGGCCAGACGCTTTCGGCGCAGGTTCCGACGGGTGACGTTCTTGAGCTGTTGATCGACAAGGGCAAGTACTTCTCCGTCGTCGTTGATGACGTGGATGACGTGCAGTCGGATCTCAAGCTCATGGACATCTTCACGAACGACGCTGCTCAGCAGATGAAGATTGCCGTGGACACGGACGTGCTTGGCGCGTTGGTTGGCGCTGCTGCGTCGGCCAACCGTGGCGCGGCTGCTGGTGCGATCTCTGCCGACCTCAACCTCGGCGTGTCGACTGGTGGCTCGAAGGCTGCCCGTAAGGTGACCTCGACCAACGTGATCGACTACTTGATCGCGATGGGTCAGGCGCTCGACGAGCAGAACGCTCCGGAAGATGGTCGTTTCGTTGTCATCCCGGCGTGGATGGCCTCGAAGATCAAGACGTCCGACCTCAAGGATGCCTCGATCACGAACGACCAGCTCTCGCCGCTGCGCAATGGTCGCCTTGGCATGATCGATCGCTTCACGCTGTACGTCAGCAACCTCCTCCCGTCGCAGACCGCGATCACGGGCGAGGGCGCGGACACCAGCGTCAAGGCGTTCAGCTGCTTCGCGGGTACTCGCGATGCGGTGACGTTCGCGTCCCAGATCACGAAGATGGAGTCGCTGCGTAGCACTGCTACGTTCGGCAACATCGTCCGTGGCCTGAACGTGTACGGCTACAAGGTGGTGAAGCCGGAGGCTCTCGTTGAGGGCTTCTTCTACAAGGGCTAATCCCTAGTAGGTAATGGAGGGGGTGGTTGGGGATTCCCGGCCACCCTCTCTTCTTGAGGAGGGCGGAATGCTTTTGCGAAACAAGCGAACAGGGTTTGTATACTCGTACTCGAAGGTTCTTGCTGGTGATCCAGAGTTCGAGGTGTTCGAGGAGCAGCCTGTTGCGAGTGTTCCGCAAGAGCATACTGAGACGGTGACGGTTCCTGTAAGGAAGAGAAAGTCAAAGAAGTCTGGAGAATTTCATGGCACTGACGCCCAATAATCTTTTCGATCGTGTACGCGATCTGATTCAGGACGTAGGCAAAGTCCGCTGGACTGACACCGAACTCCTGAATTATCTGAACGATGGCCGGCGAGATCTCGCTGCCGCACGTCCAGACCTGTATTCCGAAACGACGAATCTCACTCTTGTCGCTGGCACGCGACAGACAATTCCGTCAGACGGAACACGCCTGATCGACGCGATCCGAAACGTCACTTCTGCAAACGCCATTGGCCGCGCAGTGCGTATCGTCGAGCGCGAGATTCTGGATGCGCATTCGCCTGACTGGCACACGGAGCCGGTGTCCACCTCGATCAAGAACTTCATGTACGACGAGCGCGAGCCGAAGACGTTCTACGTCTACCCGCCTGCCGCCTCTGGGCACAAGATGACCATCGTCTACTCGAAGGCTCCGGTTGAGATTACGTCTAACGATCTGTCGTCCACCTCGTTGCTTGAGAAGGAAGACATCTTCATAAGCGCTTTGGTTGACTACATTGTCTACCGCTGCCTGAGCAAGGATTCTGAGTTTGCCGGTAACGCTCAGCGTGCTGTTATGCACTATCAGGCCTTTGCCAATCTCGTCGGCATCGGCAACAAGAAGCGGCTCACAAGCTCACCCAACCTGAACAACATCGGCGGTGCAGTCCCGCGAGTGGCTACAGTGGAGGCTGGAGGTTAAGTCATGGCAACTCTTACCAGCTTCTACCCGTACATCCTGCCGGACGTCCCCGGATGCCCGGAGATCTCAGTGGATCTCGCCCTGCGATCGTCGCTCATCGAGTTCTGCGAGAAGTCTCTGATCATCCAGCGCGACCATGACCCGCTCACAGTTGTTGCGGGTGTTGTGGACTACGACTTCGAGCCGCCCACCGGCAACCTCGTGGTCAAGATCATGAAGGCTTGGTACAAGACCAAGGAGCTTCAGCCCGTCGCCCCGGATGAGATCGACAAGTCTGAGCTGTACAACCGCACCTTCGAGGGTGCCAGTACTACCGGCTCTGAGCCGAAGTACATCCTGCAGAAGGACGAGCGCACCTTCTCGCTGTTCCCGATCCCGAAGGACAATGCCGCTAACGCTCTGACGATGCGCGTTGCGTACAAGCCGACCAGAACAACCACAACTGTTGAGGATGTGTTGTTCGAGGACTATGCAGAAGTAATCGCTCAGGGTGCCAAGGCGCGGCTGTTTATGTCACCGGGAAAGACGTATACGAACCCGCAGCTTGCTGTTGCGGCTATGGATCAATTCGGTCGCGGCGTGAACACCGCCCGTCAGCGTGCCGTTCGAGGACATGTGCGGTCTGACTTGTCCGTTCAGATGCGGAGAATCTAATGGCTTACAGCACTACTATCCCGCTGGTTGAGGGAGACACTCTCCCGATCCTGTACATGAACCTGAAGGACAGCAACGAGGCCGCAGTCGGCCAGACGCTGGACTCGACGAACCCGGCTACGTGGGCACCTATCGATCTGACAGGCGCGACTGTGCGGCTGAAAGTTCGTGCCGTTGGTTCTACCGCAATCAAGGCGACGATCGTTGGCTCTGTAACGGATGCCGCTAACGGGCGCGTGGCCTTCCAGTGGTCATCTTCCGCGCTTGATACCGCAGGCACGTACGAAGCAGAAATCGAGGTCACCTACACCAACGGTACTATCCAGACCGTTTATGACCTTCTGAAGCTGAAGGTCAGAGCCGACTTCTAATGATTCGCGCAATCTTCGAGGTTGCGAGTCCAAGCCCAAGCATACAGATAGCCGAAGCTGCGGCTGATGTTGCCTACAGGAATGCTCGTGCCCAGACGGACTGGGTTGCCTTGGGGCAAGAGCCAGAGTACGTAGAACTCCAAGGACAGCTGAGCTACGTCAATCTCGTAAACACCCTGAAGTACATCAACCTTCAGGCTGCTGGCGTTTATGCAGACCCGACCCCGCCTGACCGTTGGGTCAACGACTTCCTTGCGACGGCGGACAGCGTACTCATCTCCTTCGAGAAAGTACCCGCAGATGTCGTGGCCTTGTCAGACAGACAGACCTTTGTGTTTTTCAAAAGGCTTTCTGATGAGTTCACATTGGTCGATGCGCAGGTTCTTTCTGTTGGCAAGAGAGCCAGCGACTCGCAGCCTGTATCCGATCAGATACAGTCGTTTGCTGTAGGGAAGCGGCTTTCTGACTCTCAATCGATTGCCGACGCCATGCAGAGAAGCACGGCACTCGCTAAGTCTGATTTGTTTTCTGTCAGTGACACTCAGCGTTACAGCCTGTCTAAGCTTACGCAGGATACGTTCTCTACTGAAGACAGCAGCACGTTTGATTTTCTCGCTGGCAAGTCTGATTCGATATCTGTTTCAGAACTTCTTTCAAGAGACTTCAGCAAGCTGCTCTCTGACACTGCTCTTGCTGACGACAGATTCAGTATAGAAGACGAGCTGCAGCAGACGATAGGTAAATCTCTTGCTGATGAATTTAGCATCTCAGATGCGCTGTCTTTTACCGTAAACTTCGACAGAAGCTTTTCGGAAACCGAATATGTCATTGACTCCAGCGACATATCTTTCACTAAGGGGATAAGCGACTCCCAATTAACATCAGACTCCGGCGCTTTGCGGATGACCGACTATGCGGACATCTCCTATTTCGCCGAAGACTATGTAGGCGTTTCACGCACTTTCTAAAACTGAGGTTCAGTAAATGAAACTTGTAGAAGACATCAAGGCAACCGGCAAGCTGCAGGTGAAGCTGTTCGATGAGAACGGAAACCTGAAGGACGAGCGAGAGTTCAACAACCTCGTTGTCACTGTCGGCAAAGACTTCATTGCCTCGCGCATGGTTGGCACCGCCTCTTCCGTCATGAGTCACATGGCGATCGGCGAAGGCTCGACCAGCCCCGTTGTTGGCAACACGACGCTTGGCAACGAGCTTGGCCGTGTGGCGCTTACTAGCGGAACTGCGAGCGGCTCTGTCGTTACCTACTTCGCTACCTTTGGCGCGGGAACCGGAACTGGCCCGATCACTGAGGCCGGCGTGTTCAATGCGGGATCTGCTGGGACTATGCTGTGCCGTACTACGTTTGCGGTTGTGAACAAAGGCGCAGCCGACAGCATGGCGGTGACTTGGACTGTAACGATCTCCTAATAGGGGCAAGGCATGTCGAATCTCACGACCCGCGCAGGAAAGGGCAGTCCGCTCACAAATAATGAGCTGGACGCTAACTTCACTAATCTCAACGCAGACAAGGTTGAGATTGGTGGAGACCTTTCCGGTACATCTACCGCTCCAAACGTAGCTAAGATCCAAGGCCGCGCTGTGTCTGCGGACGCGCCGGAGAATGGTGAAAAGCTAGTCTGGAATGGCACGGCGTGGGAGCCTTCTGTAGACCCCACAGGCGAGCCTATAGGTCACGCCAATAAAGCAGAGTCAACGGTTAGCTTTAACTCTGGCACACGCACCTTTACGATTGCGCCCGTTAGCGCTTCGTTCACGGTCTGGTGTAAGGGCGTAAAGCATACCTATACGTCTGCGCAAACAGTCGTAATCCCAGATACAACTGGCCTCCATTTCATTTACTTCAATGCGTCGGGCGTTCTATCGACGCAGATGAGCTACTTTACGTGGGAAGAGCATGCGCCTACGGCGTACATTTACTGGAACGCGACAGCCCAGCAGGCGGTTTATTTCGGCGACGAGCGTCACGGCATCACGCTGGACTGGCAGACTCATGAGTACCTTCACCGTACTCGCGGTGCTGCAATTGCCAGCGGGTTTGGCGCAAGTGGATACACGACGACTGGCGCTGGTGCGACTGATGCGGATGCGCAAATCGATATCGGCGGCGGAACTTTCTTCGACGAAGATCTGCAAGTCGATATCGTCTCGACTAATACGCCTGTCGCGGGTACGTGGCAGCAGGACTTG